ACTCTTTGAGAAGCTGAGTTCTGTCCTCGTTCTTCTCACGTTCTGACACTTCTTCTGCGATATTGTCAGCATTGCTCATAGCGTCCTGTATCCTTGTGATGATACCAACGTCTGACACGTTTATCCTTATAACTCTGTTCTCGTCACCGTTTATAGCGTACTCTTTGTAATTGCCGCTGTTAAAATTTATTGACTGCATTGACATTTCTATCATCCTTTCTGTATTATGGCAAACAAAAAGCACTCCGCTCTGAACGAAGTGCTTTCATATGTTTGTCATATAGTTTATTCTTCCGTAGTCTTTGCAAACGTTGGCACGCCTGCCGCAAAGGTGACAGAGCCTTTCACTCTGTTTCCTGCAAAGGTGCAGTTGAACGGGATATTTACGCCCCCCTGTGGTCCGCCATATGACTGCGGCTTGACTATGACATCTTCCGTCCATGCGTCATACGCGCCTGTGGTCTTGTCAACGATGACTTCAAGCACGCTTGTCTTGCAGGCGTCGCCGGTAAGACGATTCATCATGATATCCTTGAGCTTTTCGTAAAGTGCGTCACCGGGCTTTGCATAGAATGTGTCAAGGTCGAACTCAGGCTCATAGCCGTTGTCCTCAACTGTGGTTTCATCAAGGATATTCTTCTTTGTGGAAGTGTCAGGGTTGAGTGCCACACTTGCGTCCTCAACGTCCTTGCCGAGAAGATACCAGCTTGGTGATGAGGCGACCGCTGCGAATGTAGTGTCAAGATAATGCAGAAGATGGCTTCTGTTGAGCTTTCCGCTCTTGTATGAATAATCAGGCATATGTTTTCCTCCTTTTATATCTGATACTGTGCCGCTATCTGCAATTGATACTGCACAGTATCGTTTGTGTTTTCATTTGGTATTGCATATATCATTCCGTTTGCACAGGTGAGCTTTTCAAGAACGCCTGTCCTTTCCTCGTCCTCTGTTATGGTAGTGAACGTGGTATCTCGGTGCTTGTCTGCATAGCTTTCAAGCCACATCTGCAATTCAAGCAATACGCCGCTGTTTGACATTCTGTCAAAGTCGTTCATAGACTGATACACAGCATAGAGAATGAAGTTGTGCTGTCTTGTCTGACCACCCAGAATATCAGAGCTTATAAGGCTGTCGCCTGTTGAGGACAAGCCGTAATTTGTTGGCGTATCGTCGGTAAAGTC